GATGGGGCAAAGACTTATGTCATTAGCGATATGAGGCTTTGCAAATATGTCCAGCAGTTTGGTCTTTGCTACGATAAATTTGTTCCGATTGAATTGAAACAGCAAAATAAGGATATTCTCAGGACTTTTTATGATTGGTTTGTGATGGGTGATGGAAGGGTTCGTGGCGATAAAAGGAGGACTGGAAATAAATCATTGAGCGACGATGTTTTTTCAACGTCCGAGAGGCTTACACTTGACCTTAATGAAATTCAGCTGAAGATTGGTTATTCTGGAAATCTATTGAAAGAAGAGAGAAATAATAACCGGCTGATTGAGGGTCGCTTAATCAAGGGCGAGAATAGCCATCCAATGTATTTCACTTACCGTTCACTAACAAAGGGGATTTATGCAGACAAGAGGTTTTTATCTGTAACGGAAGAACCCTATTCTGGCGAAGTGATGTGTGTTGAGGTTGAAAATCACATTTGGTATGTGATGGATAATGGGAAATGCCACTGGACAAAGAATTGTAACCATCCTTCAGAATCCACCATTGACCTTAGCCGTGTTGCAATAAATATCATTGACCTTAGATGGGAAGGACGAACCCTTGTTGGTGAACTTGAAGTACTTACAAGTCCTGGGTTCAGAAAGCACGGGATTATTTCTTGTGAAGGCGACCAGGTTGCAAATCTTCTTCTGAGCGGAATTAAAATTGGTGTTTCCTCTCGTGGACTTGGCTCTGTTACAAATAGGATGGGCGTTCTCTATGTGGACGACGATTATGAAATTGTTTGCTGGGATGTTGTTAGTGACCCATCTACCCCAGGTGCTTGGATATCAGATAGTTATGAAAAACTACAGCCATACCTTGAGTCAAAAGAAAGTGAAAAAGCCCGTCTGCTTGAAAATTTGAAAAAATTTGATAAGTGGTTGGAAAATTAATCATTTGTCGTTGATATTTATTGTGTAAAACCCACTGAATTATTTTTTTTTTCAGTTTAAGTGAATATTTATATTAAAAATAAGCGAAATAATAAGCTGATTTATAATGAGCGTAAATAAGAAAAGCATATCTTCTCAAGCATTACTAGAAATGAATGAAATAAAGAATGCTATTAAGGAGGAGAGTAAGAACACAATCAAGGCCATGCTTTCAGAAGCCGTTAAGAACGCACTCCGTGAATCTATCGAAGATGACGATGATGATATGGAGATTCTTGGCGACGATAAGGAATGCTGCCCTAAGTGCGGCAAGTGTGGCGATGAATGTAAATGTGAAAAGAAAGACGCCGAAGGTAAAGATGACGAAAAGTCAGAGAAAAAGGATTCTGGCGAGCTTGACGAAGTAGGTGATGAGGAAGAAGTCCCTGCAGACGAACAGGCAGCTCAGGACCCCGCTATGAATGCACAACCAGCCGCAGATGCCCAAGCAGCACCGGCAGAGGGTGATGGCGCAGAAGGACAGGACGACTTTATGGCACAATACCAAGCGGGTGATGAAGATACTTTAGACCTCACGGGCGAGCAAGACATCCAGAATGTTCTGAAGGTTTACAGGGCACTTTCCGATGATGACCAGGTGGTTGTTAAACAGGATGGTGATAAGATAAGCTTACAGGACAACGGAACTGGCGCTGAGTATATCATTGACCTTGGAACTGATGGGGCAGATGCTTCAGCAGAACCAGCAATGGAAGACGGAGAGGCAGAACAATTAGCCGAGGAATTTGACGGCGAAGATAATGAAGAAAATCTAGATGAAATGAAAAACGAAGAAACATTGTTCGAGATTGACCTCGGATACACTGACAATTATCAGGACAAGGACCCGATTGCAGGCCTGAGTAATTCCGAGCCTTCAAAATCCGGTCGTTCCTGGCACAAAGGCGTTCCTACCGGCACCGAGAAACCTTGGGCTGGAAAGGGCACTGAAAAGAAGGGTGACCCGTTTGACAAGAATGTCAACGAGAACCTTACACAACTTGACGACAAATACTTTGCAGCCGGTCTTAATGACACTGGTGTATCAGAAGTTGAAACCGAAGACGGTATGCCTTTTGACAAGAAGGTTGATGAAGGCGCAAATAGCGTATCTTCACAGAATGTCGCTAAGACAAACAAATCCGTAAATCACCATTATGGCAGAGACGGTAAGGGTGACACAATCCACAGCAGGTCAAAGGTTATGTCCGCTAACGGTGACTACAAGGGAGATGAACTTGCAGAAGCAGTTAAGAAGCTCAAGGCAAAAAACAAGAAGCTCAACGAGGCTGTCAAGGAACTCCACAATGGACTTAAGGAAGCTTACATGACAAATGTAAATCTTGGCAAGATTACCAAGCTCTTCCTTGAAAGCACCACGACCCAAGCTGAAAAGTTACAAATCGTCGAACGCTTCTCTAACGAGGCAAAAACGCCGAAGCAGGCGCAGGCACTTTATGAGTCAATTTCTAAGGAACTCGCTAAGAAGACCACCGTTGATGAGAGCAAGGTTACTGAAAAGACCGTTGTTACTGAGAGCAAGGCTCCGGTTTACAAGTCACAGGACCTCCTCAACACAATTGACCTCATGAACAGAGTCCTAAATTGCTAAAAGGTAAATTAAAGAATCATAAAACAAGAAAAGAATTAATAAAATGAGAGAGTTTTTAAACAGCGGAGAAATCGGCAATATCGAACTTAACGAACAGCGCCGCATCCGCAAAGAAATCAACGAACGCTGGGACCGCCTCGGTATGACCGATGGTCTTAAGGGCGTTATCAAGGAGAACATCGCTACTCTTTATGAGAACGAGGCTCACGCACTCCTTAACGAGGCTACCGATGCTAACAACAGCGGTTCTTTCGAGACTGTTGTTTTCCCTATCATCCGCCGTGTTTTCAGCAAGCTTCTTGCTAACGATATCGTTTCCGTACAGGCTATGAACCTTCCTGTCGGTAAGCTCTTCTTCATCCTTCCTGTTACTTCACAGAGGGATTGGAGCTCTGACGAAATCGCTGACGGTGTTGTAGGTAAGCACAAGGGCCTTATGGGCTACGAGCGTACTGACCGTCGCAATGGCAACAAGTACAATCGTTTCTATCTTCCTGACGAGGTCGTAGGTGATATGGCCTTCGAGTACTTTGACGAGGATGCACAGGAATGGGTAAGTGGTGACACTACTTATGCTAACTACGATGAGGCTTACGATGCTATCAACGAGGCTCATCCTGGTGCCCGCATGCGTCAGGTAGGTCCGAAGGTTACCCGCTACATGCACAAGACCCTTTATGACCTCTTCTATAATGACTTCCTTTATGACAATTCTAAGGGTAAGATTCACATCAAGGTTACCGATGTCGCTCCTATGAAGTTCGACCGTGGTCGCCTTGTTGAGATGGAGAGCGCAGCAGATGCACGCCTCTACGCTGATGGTACTGTTCGTAACCTCATCGTTAAGGTTTCTGGCTTCTCTTCATATTGCGCTGGTAAGCTCACCGGTCCTGACGGAAATGAAATGGATACCGAAGGCTTCCTTGCTTCCCTTAAGATTTTCCTCTCATCCAGCGGTGCTATTGAGAGCGTTGACATGAGCGGTGTTACCACCTCATCTTTCGAACCGATGGAGGCTATTCCTTTCCGCGTTGTCACACAGAAGTACGGTAAGGGTATTGTAGAGTATAAGAATGGTTGCGAGTGCGACAAGGAAGGTTGCATTTACCTTGACCTTGACCTCGCAAAGCCTGTCCGCGTACAGGGTGGTTCACTTGATGGTTACATCGGTGTTGACAAGGACCAGCTCGATGCTGCTCTCAGCTGCATTAAGGCTGCTTGGTCACAGTACGATAGCCTTGAGCTTGAGACTGAAATCGGTGAGGTTTCCTTCAAGCTTGCAAGCGTAACCGTTTCAGTTGAAGAGAGGAAGCTCCGTGCTACCTGGTCACCTGAACTTGCTCAGGATGTCAACGCTTTCCACAACATTGACGCTGAGGCTGAACTTACCGCTCTCCTTTCAGAGCAGATTGCTGCTGAAATCGACCGTGAAATCCTCCGTGACCTCCGTGAGGCTGCTCCTTGGCAGGCTCGTTGGGACTACAATGGCTGGCGTCGTATGGCTGGTTTCTCAACCAACTACACTCAGAAAGACTGGAACCAGGAACTTATCACCAAGGTTAACCAGATTTCTGCTCAGATTCACAAGTCAACTCTCCGTGGTGGTGCAAACTTCCTCGTAGTTTCTTCTGAAATCTCCGCAGTATTTGACACCCTTGAGTACTTCCACGTTTC